GGGTAGCGGTCTGGATTACGTAATTCTTTGTATAGGTCTACCGCAGATACACGTGTACCTACCACAATCAACTTGCCTGTCGGGTTGAGACGGGATCTCACATCTTGGGTAAGCCACTTGATCTGTCGTTCAAAGTCGTTGGCATTGGATAGCGTCACTGCGTCATCTATGATGATCATATCGGCACGCTTACCGTAGATCTGACCGCCGATACCTACAGTCTCAATGTTAGGGTCCTTCTCAGAAGATTCTCTGAGTTCATCTCCGAAAGTGACGCGGGTAGCCTGCCAGGAAGCGGTCTTAGTATTGAACCCAACCCCAGCGGCGTAGGCCTGCTGTAGTTCTTCGTACATTGGATGCGTTAGTCGCTGCTTGATAGCATAAAGGAAGTCAGCCGCTAAACGCTGGGTTTGGGAAACTATGAGCACTCTAAAATTTGGGTTATTGACAATGCGGTAGGTTACATAATCCACCGTCACCGTAATCGACTTAGCGTGATTGGGTGGAATGTTCAAGAGGATACGGTTATTACCGATACCCTTTTCGTATTTCATAGAAGGGTGGAACCAGGATGGCTCACGACCTTCTATCACATCTATCAGATTCTTCTGGTGGGCGAAGGTCTGGCTCTTGAGGTACTTCTGCCGCCACGTAACAAAGTCTAGGCCAAGTGCTGTTTCTTCAGCAAAGTTCTTTTCTAGAGAACCGAGGCGGGTTCTATCTGCTAACTGCTTGAATACTGGATCGGTACGACGGTAGTACTCCCAGGCTTTGATGGATTTACCAGCAACCTGACAAGACTGTTCTACGGTCATACCGTCGGCTATACATTGAAGTATGACCTTCTTAGCGCGGTCAACTTCTTTGTTTCTATTGGGGTTGTTGGTAGGCATAAATCCTTAGGATTGGGAGTGGATACACGTATCCCCACTAAAAGCGGAGCCACGCTCCGCACCTAGACGGTGCTTGAGCGCCCCGAAGCGACCTCAAGGAGCGAGGGGGTAAGTTGGTAACGCTTCTAGGGCGCGTAGCACCCAGCGAAGCGCCCCTGGTCGCAAATGCTAGGGCTGTGTCGCATTTGCTCCCCTACTATATATAAGGCAGAAAAAATAGGTGATTTCCTACTTTTGTGACGAACGTCACCTATATCACTGGTTCTATGTCCGTTTTGGTATAGATCTGCACCATTGACTTTAGTGCAGATATTTTGTTGGGGAGTAATGTATAGTGTGCTTCCATTCTAAACAATGCGGGGTTTGTCGTTCCTGCGGTCTGTCTTTTTTCTGAAAAAGCCGTACCGATTTACAGAAAGAATGTAAAAGAAATGACGAGGTGCTATCCCTTCGGCACACTCTCCCCCTACTTTCTAATTCTCTTTTCCTGCCCGTTTCTAATAATCTCCCAATAAAACTCAGACAACTCTCAACCCTAAACCTTTACTAAAGATCCGAACAACTGTTCTAATACGCAACAGTTTTGTTACCTAATTACCTATCAGACACGGCAAAAGGTTTGACCGATTATGACCGAAATTATTTTGTGTTTGGTGTTGCGTAGATAGAATAGCCTATGGTAACCTGCGTTTATTGGTTAGAAATACTAACCGCGAAAGGATAGGAAAGTGGATACAGATACAAGAACAATAATGGCGCAACAGTTTGCCGATGAGTGGCTTCTTGTTGCGATGAACGATTACGACAGTTACTCCTCACTAATGAAAGAGGCTAGTAACGGCGACACTATCGCCCTAGCCGATAAGTTGCGCGATGAGTGGGAAACGCTAGCCGAACAGGTGACCGAATTAGTGGCAGAACACATTAGCCCTATCGCCTCACTCTTCATCGGTCAATGGCTACAAGGACAAGGGCAATACCCGTTTGACCTTATCGCCCGTGAGGTAATGGCTCGCAAGAATGAGAAGGAGAACGCATAATGAAACAAAACCTTAGAGAAATCGCCCTAGAAATGGGCTACTCAGAAGAACAACTCTCACCTAATAGCGGTATGCCTTGTCTCAACCTAGATAATCGATTCGGTGTGATAGAAGACGAGAAGGGGCTACACCTAACAGACCTCGTATCTTGGGCGCGTTTTAGCCCGATTACTATCGGCAGAAAATCAAGCGTTACCCGTAAGGGGCTAGAGTTTCAGATAGCGCAACTTAGACTTTTCAAGAAACAGAGAGGGTTAGCATAATGAACACCGCCCGTGTATATACACAATGTTTCGAGTGTGACTACGAAGCAGAGTTCCAAGGCGTTACCGATGAGTTCGACACCGCTAAGTTCTCTTGCCCTAATTGCGTAGAGGGCTTCCAAATTAGCAACTTTTCGACATTCTTCGATGAGGAGGAGAACGAGTAATTTCGATCGTTCTAATGCTTGCCTTTCCTCGTAGGGTTAGTCTATCCTACGGGGGAGGGGAGGTCTTAGACCTTCACAACAACTATCGAAAGGGTAAAGAAATGAGCAGAACAACAGTAGAAGAAATGAAGAAAGAAATCCGCACCGCCCTATCCAATGGGGAGGATATGGACGACATAAAAGACCGCTCGGGCGAATGGGTGGACGGCTATCTTCCCGTTTACGCTAATCAGATAATTAGAGAATGGCAAGAAATGCCGTCAGAATATAACGAACGAGGATATAACGAGTTAGGTATGGGTGGAGAGATAACCATCATTGGCTTGATGGGTCTAGACCTGTACATTTATTACACCGACCTATTCAACGAAGCCGTGGAAGAACTAGAGGAAGAATTGGCAGAACAAGAAGAGGAAGTGAACGCATAATGTTCGGTATCTATATCGGAGGGTGGCAAGCCACCGCGCAGGTGCTAGGCATAGCCCTACTCATTGGGCTTGTGCTGTGGGTAATGTCAAAGATCAAAATCAATGAGGAAGGGGAAGAGTAATGAGTAAGTGCGAGGTCTGCGATTACACCTCTGATGAGGTGCTTATTGTGAATGACTTATGCTCCGTCCATACCTGCGAGGTATGCGGTGCTCAAGGGTTCGCCACTCAATACGAGGGGCGGATACTATGCGACGAACACGAAACAGAAATAACTAACAGTTACATCTAACGAAAGGGAGAGAGATGAGCGTAATGACTTACACCTGCTCACGATGCGGGGATACAGGAAGAGATGTTTTAGAAGTAGTCAATGACGAGAACTACTGCGAGCCTTGTTTAGAGGTGGCTAATGTCTGAGTGCTATATCTGTAATGAGGACGCTGACTATATCCTCACGGACGGCGGTTACTATGTCTGTCGTTCTTGTATCAAAGAAGGAAAGGACATAATCTAAATGCCGATTTGTGGAGTCTGTGGGTGGAACTTCTCAGAGAGGACGCTAACAAAGCACGCCGAGACCCCGTGTGGGGAAGAGGACAGCAAGGCAGAGGTTAGACCTTATGCGCCTGAAATAGACGATCTAATCAAGATAATGGAGGAAGGTAATGAGTAAGCACCAAGGCCACAAGATAGGGACAGTTATCGGACAGGCAGGGATAGCAGATTACTGCCTAGACTGTTCGCAAGTATTAGAGAGTTTGACAATAACTAAAGGAGGAAGCAAGTGAGTAAGCCAACGAAAGAGTATTACCAAGCAAAGGCAGATTTATGCCGTAACCTAGCCATCAAGCAAATGGTAGAGGGAGACGCCAAAGAAGCAGGGGCTAACCTTATGCGTATGGTCAATGCCCTCAATGAAATCAACCTAATCAACTACAAGGAGGAGAAGTGTGAAACTAACTAATTTCTATGAGGTAATGGATAGGAAGGGCGATATTGCGTGGGGAGGAGCGAGCGCAAGTGAAGCCGTGGAGTGGTTCAGAAGAGGGCTAGATAACTCGATCTTCGTAAGTGTGTGGAATGAAGAGGACATAGAAGAACCTGTTCTAGTCACCGACAAGATAGAAGTCACGGCTCTAGTGCTGGCTACTATTACAAGTGAAAGAGGACGAGGGTGATATTTCTAGCAGTTATTTTTGTATGCCTCATCGCCTATGCTATCGTTTGCCTAGATGATTACATCAATGATAGATCGAGAAGGTTTCAATGAACCTAAAAACTGACAAGCCAGAGAAGGAATACCCTGCGCTGGAAAAGCGCAAGCAGAACTCTGAAAGGCGTGCTGTATGGCTACGCAACTATCAGAGGGCGAGGGCGAGGGCGTTGGTTCGCCTAGCCCAACAGTACCCCGACCAATACAAGGAATTACTTGAACAGGAGAGGTTATCTGATGAGGCTAAGGGAAAGAAATGGTTGGACATTAGTGGCAGGACTCGTGCTGACGCTCGCCTTCACCTATACCCACTTGGAGACAACAACGCACCTCGATCCGAGGAAGCCAACGCAAATGGGCAGGACGAAGGCGACGTGGGAGCAGAAGAATGAGAACCGAAGGCTCGCAAAAGAGTACGCGTGGCTTGCGTTTGGTTGGAGAGGACGAGAGTGGGTCTGCCTCAATAAACTTTGGACCGCTGAGAGTAGGTTTGATAACTACGCACAGAACCAACAGGGATCAAGTGCTTTCGGGATCGCTCAGAGAATTGGAGAGACAGATAGACGACCTTCACGACAGATATTGTCAGGCTTACGTTACATTGATAGACGTTATGGAACGCCTTGTAAGGCTTGGAATCATCATCAAAGAAAAGGACACTACTGATTAGTTATACCCTTTCGCGTCAGTAGAGTATAACCCCGTGAAGCCATACTCACGGGGTTATTTACTTTCACAAAAGCAGTGATTTACTTTGTCAAGTCTAATCGTATTTCGGGCGTGTCGCCGTTGGAGTGGTATCAAAAAACGATAACCCTAAAAAGTGCGGTGAGTATAGTTATCCACAGATCCAAAAAGTTTGGATCAAGAAAGGGAACTATGTCTAGTAGAAGAGATAACCAAAGGGAAAGGGTCTATCGTGGTGAAAGGCAGTCTGGATTACAGACTCCTGTATCAAAACTAGATCCAATGACTATCCGACAATGTCAAAAGTTTATCGATAAGGTACTAAGTCGGAAGTCAGTTGCCAAGGTGTATGGCAAGCGCCGAATTACTGTAGAGCGTGGTCGAGGTGGAGGCAGAGCCTTCTTCGAAAACGGGGATCGTATCGTCAGTCTTGGCGTTTGGGCTAGACAACCTATTGTATTACTCCACGAGATCGCTCATCATCTAGCACCTAACAATGTCCAGCACGGACCAGAGTTTGTTGAGGCTATGCTAAAGATTACTCGACAAGTCTTAGGTAAAGAGGCTGAGGAAAAATTACTCGCTGGTTATGCTCTTCACGGAGTTAGGACTTGCGGAAAAAATGGCAAGCCACGAAAGGTACGTTGCCCCCAGTCCAAGAAGGCGTGGCTTGAAGAGCAGAAGGGGTTGAAGCAACTAGCCAAGTCCTAACCTTTATCAGTAGAGTAGAAGCCTCCGCCCTTGAACGTAATGGCGGGGGCTTCATATTTTCTATTGACTGTTGAACAGCATTGAGGACAGTCATAATCCACTTCGATATCGTGAATGGATCGAATGATGAGGAGGACATTCCCACAAGCAGGACATTCGTATTCGTACTTCATCTAATCACCACCACAGCAGAAGGAAAAGGTGCTGAGTTTTTCTGACCGCCGAACTTGAGACGACCCTTGATAAATCTAACCTCGTGTTGGATACAATAGTTATGCCACCAATTTGTATCGGTACGAGCAGGAACAAGGCACACTACTACCCCCCCCAACTTCGCTTCTCTGTTAGCCTTCTCCATCCACTTACCTATCACTCTGCCGTATGGAGGATTGAGCCAGATAGGTTTGCCGCCCGAATCCATATTCCAATATCGACCAAAGGCGTCTCTGCGAAATGGTTCAGGATGATCTGGGCCATACCAATTCTCAGGCACTAGCGTAGAGGATTGTAAAGCAGCCGCATCTAACCCAAAGTTGAACTCATAATTTAGTTCATTGAAGAACTCTCTGGGCGTACTCCAAGTATCATCATTAGAGGTACGCATACCAGAGGTAAAACCTTTTGTCATACTTCTAATAACTCCACAGGCACACGCCACCCTTCAATAGAAGGATCAGCGAACTGTTCTACCATATAGTCATCGGCTTGAAACTTGCCGTAGATTTCTACCAAAGAATAATATTCTTCATCGATTACTTTTGCCCCGACAATAGTGCGACCTACGTCCTTCTTCCAGAAAGGGATAGCCGCTTGTGTTCTGACTGTTCGCACTTCAAGATCACCCACGTCAGAGATATTCTTTCTCTGTTTGTGGAGGTCATTGGGATACCACGGCATATTCCAACCGAGGTTATAGTGGCGGGCGACTGCCCACTCAGCAACGTTGGCTCTGATGTTGGCGTTGATTTCAGGTTCTAACTTACCGAACTTCTTACCGCTTGCGTAGTTAGGTCTATCTTCTGACCCGAACTTGACTAGCCAACGTTCAACGGCGATAAGAGCACAGACTCTTACCTCCGCTTGGGAAAGTTGTATGACTATTGCCAAGGGCTTTCGCCTCCTATATGTTCTTGTAGTTTATGTATGGCTTGGCTACATCTACGATCAGCAGTAGAGATAGCACATTCTAAATACTCAGAGATAAGTTGGAGGGTGAGGTTATCGTGATAGCGCATACGAAGTATCTCTTGGTCCTGCTTATCTAGTTTTTCGTAGGCTTTCTTGATATCAACGAGCATAGCCAAGAGGTTGCCGCCCTCTGCTGGAGCAGCGGGCTTACGAGGAGTGCCGTCATTGACAAGGATTTGACTTTGTTCTAATGCGGTGTCAGTAACAAAACTTTTGATAACGAATGGAAGTAACTGTCCAATAGTAACAACATCATAATAGGCTTCATCGGCGATTTGATATCCCGACTTGGTTGCCTTCTCTTTACGAGCGTAACGCTCTAAGTTCCTGCGTATCTGCCACGCTACTCGCTTCTCATTCCACTTACGCTGTACCTCTGACTCGTGGTTGAGGAGTTCATTGAAGTTATCAGCACGGGAGAGAACGAAAGCCCACGCCTCTTGTAATAAGTCTGCTCTTTCAGTATAAGTTCTGAACCTGCGGTGGATTGTGGTAACCACCGAGGGAACTAGATCATTGAGTATTGGGTGTAGTTGATTTGTCATTGGCTCTCTTATTCATCTCATCAACGTAACGGGCAGCCTTTAGTCTCTTCGCTTCTTCTATCTTCTTGCGGCGTAACGCCGCCTTGTGTAACGAAAACTCTTTAGGTCTGGTCATTAGGAAGTTCAGGCCACTTCTTATCTAGCACCATAATTGCTATCGCTGAGTAGTTGAGTAAATCTATGAAGGAGTCTCGGAGGGATTCGTTTGAGGGAGATACTCTGCTATCAAGGAGGTTATTGATGCGAGCCACCTTGTCCCACATTCGCACTCTGAGTCCGTT